TCTACCGGGAACAAAATCGCTTGGTTTTTGTGCAGATGTGAATGGTTGGCTAGGACCACCCGAACTAGACCCACCCGAACTAGACCCACCCGAACTAGAACCGCCGCTGTAACCGCCGCTGTAACCGCCGCTGTAACCACTGCGACCACCACCGCCACCGAAGCCACCGCCAAATGGCTGTGCACCAGACGCAGCGACCATGACTGGTTTGCCAAGGATACCACGATTACCCATGACGTTTTCAAAACCACTGGGCAATGCACCAAACTGCATGAACTGTGATTTCTGCTGATATACACGTTCACGGAATGAGTTGCTAGCAAATGATAATGGATGTGGTTTCATTGTTGGCAAAGGTGGCATCATTGCCATTTGTCTTTGCATCGGAAGAGATGGATTAATCATTCCGGCTGCTCCAGCAGACTGTGCCATATAGTTACTAGAACCAGCTGCAGTTCCAGGAACGCCTTTTGCACCAAGATTCATACGACCCATGTTTATGTCATATGCTGGTGGTTTGTTAGTATGTCTAGGTGTTGATATCTTAGTCTGTCTAGGAGTTGATTTGTTAGTCTGATCGAGTGTAATGGTCTTACCAGGTACCTTAGTTCCACCAATCATACCGAACAAATAACCACCTTTGGTTGTTGATGCTACTTGCTCATCCATCCCCATGCCAGTGTATTGACCACGACGCATCTGACCGGTTTTTGCCATTGCTGCCCTAAATGTCTTTTCGTCACTCTGGCGCAATGCTTGGTTGTTGGCCTTATTGATCTCTGCCTTTATGTAAGCTTCATTGGACTTTCTGGTCTTTCCTATGTGCTCATAGATACGACCCATTTCTTTTATATCTTCAGGGTCAGTTAGGTCTGGATGACGGCCATGCACTTCCTTAAAGATATCATGAGCAATAAGAGTTAAATCTGCGGCAAAACTAGTAACAGTACCGACACCAGGAAGCATACCTGCTAAACCTGAACCGGCTGCTAAAGCCGCGCCTTGCCTGTCGCCTCTTCCGATTCTCACACCGGCATCAATCATAGCTGCTCCCAAACCAATAACAGGCAGCTTTTTAAGAAGCATACCAAAGGCAGAGCGAGTCAACTTATTATTGATGATTGCGCCCAATGGTACCTTTTTTAATTTTGGTTTAGCAGTTGACGCAGGAGTTGGTTGTGGTGCACCTGTAAATGAGGTACTAGTACCTGGTGTGCCATACGTCTTAGGTGCAGGTGTTTTTGGTGTTGGTGTTTTTGGCGCCGGTGTTTTTGGTGTTACGGCTTGTACAGCAGCTCCAACCCCTTTAGCAACAGTACGACTTGCTGTTACAGCGCCTGATGTTATTCTTGCCGCTTTGCGTGTTGCTTCAACTGCTGCACGATTGTCAGCAATGCTATTTGTTAGATTGTCAATTTCTTTGTCGTATTTTGCAAAGAACGGATCAAGATAGTTTTTCTTTAGATGTGGAAAAACCAAAATAGCCATTGCAGCAAGATCAGCGCCACTAAACGGCAAGCGTGTACCACCACCAGTGATTTTCTGTCCACCCTTTGTTTGAAGACCACCCCTACCATAATTAGATTGCTTGATATCAGACAGTTGTGCTTCTAACTTGCGATAGTTTTGAACAGAGCTTTTATGCTCTGCTTCATATTTCTTGTTGAGCTGACTTATCGCACCATCGAATTTCTTATTGAGATTTGTAAGACCACCATCAATCATATCAATACGTGATGACAGTTTAAATGCAATGCTGCTAAACTTTGCATCAACGTCTGTGATAGAAGATGTGTTTGTTATTTTGGTGGATGATAAATCACGATTACCAAATGGCTGAAGAAGTCTTGTGAGTGGATCTTGAATCTCACCGATATCATCTTCGACATCGATCTTAAAAAGAGTAGGAGGTAAAAGCTTTGTGACTTTCTTATCACCGGTCAAGCAATCAATAAGTGCACCAGAAGTATTATCAATAGTTGTCTTTGGATCAACTTTTGACTTTTTTTCTGCTGGTGCAACTTTTGGTTGTGATTTCTTTTTTATTGGTTTCTTAGCCATATAATCAGCCTCCTATAACTGAGGATTATTTATATGACTATGTCATCTTGCGCAGAAGAGAATCTTGTTGCTTTCGCTTATCCGACTCTTCTTGATAATGATTTTTTAGCATTGTTGTATAGAGTTGCAGCTCAAATGGATACATGTTTTCATATGTATTCATATCACAGAACTTATTCACAAAGATGAAGCTAAATGATAACTGATAATAGTTTCCAAGGCTATTATAAGCCATCAAAGAGTAAAAAAATCAGTTAGACTACCTAGCACAAGCTGTTGTTCTTCACCCTTACTATCTTTGTACTTCTTGATCAGTTCCATGCGTGGTGTGTCTGTCAGGAACTTATTGATCTTTTCAAAGGCAGTTGCAGGAATATCATTGACCCATGCTGACAACTCGTCTTTTTTGATCTGTGACATATCAACACCCGAAATGGCATCAATAGATTCGACAAGCATCAAGCTCAGACGTGCATCGCCATCTTCGAGCTTTGTGTATTCTTCAGAGAGATAAAGGCTAACAGGTGGGTGCTTGAGCTTAACAGCAATGTCTGCAGATACTGCAATATTGTCCTTAACGTCCTTTGGATACTTCATCTTGACCAAGTCAAGCTTGATTTCAATATCATGCTTAACATCTTCTGATTCAGTAACAACAAGATCAACGACGTTTGATACAGACTGTGCCCGAAGCTTCATGAACAACCATTCAATATCAAACATTGGCAGATCATCAATTTTCGTTTCCTTGACAACACATGACTGAAGAACTTTGACAATAGCACGCAGTACTGCATCATCATCATCGTCTTCCTTTGCAACAAGCAAGATCTTCTCTTCCTTGATTGTCATTGGTCGAAGTTCAACTTTTTTCTTATTTGAGGGTAGATCAACAAAAAAGGAAGGGTGTTCGATTTTTGGCAGCATATTATATTCCTCTGTTAAGTTGTAATGCCATCTCCAGCATTAATATTGTCTTCTTGTTCGCCTGGCAGTACTTGCCAATCTAAGTATGCTAACTGAATAGTGGCTTGCTGAATAGAGCCTTTTGCCCAGCTCATATCAGGCAAATTCATATCTGTTGGGTATGTCTCACGAAATATATATGTCTTGACTTTACGACCTTCCTGATTGAACACTTGAAGGCGGACATCACAGACATATTCGTCACGAAATGAAACGTCATAGCTAAACTGACCACTATTATCTGCACCACCAAATGATGTGCCACCACTAATGCCAGATGCGGTTGTTCCACGATCATGTGGAATTGTAGATTGCATCCATGCTTCAAAGAACTCAAGTGTCTTCATATTACCAGACACATCCACCATAATCTGCAATGGAACAAAGTTAGCACGAACTGCTTGCTTCTGTGCAGGACCATAACCAAATCGGAAATAATCACTAGCAGCAACCGTATATCCAGGAATACGTGCTGTATTGATATAGAACTCAAGCTCACGTGCAACCTGACCGGCATCTGTTCCGGCCATTGCTGCCGGGGGTGTAATCAGAAGCTTGAACTTGTTTGTGTGCAAATAGCCTTCATTAAGATTGGCTTTGCTTCTGAAATCATCGATATTAAAACCCATCGGAAACTCTACTTTTTTGCTTATTATTGCATTTTTCTCTTGACAAGTTTACAAAACCGTGTATAATAGGTATTGACCTCTTGAAATTAAAATCTTCTTTGACTATCACTATAAACTTTCTTACGCAAGCCTTTTGCTTTACCACCTGATGGGCTTCTAAAATCAGCCAGTGGCAAAAACATGTATGTTGCCCAAGCTTCTTCTGGTATCTCAACAGCATTTGTCATCACCCGACCAGGTATATATTGCTTGATACATGACTCAAATATTTTATTCTTTGCCGCCTTCTGAAGCTGAACAAATGTAATACCCTGACGCTTGCTTGGATCTTTCATGACTTTATCAACAATACTATCCATTAGCAAAGCACGAGCCTTTGGTGGAGCATAATGAATGTTCAGACCCATGAAGTTACCATTTGGTAATGGCTTGATATGAAAGATTAGTGGAAAGGCATCATAATATGGCAGCACATCTTTGTACTTGGCATCATAAACATACATCATAAGCTTACCGACATGTGTGGTACTTGTTAATGAGCGACCATTCACTGTCTTGTAACCTTTGCGCGCAACAGTGTTTTTCAGAAATGTTTGGCGCATACGAGTAACAGGAGCAACACCATCTTCTGCCTCACGGTCAAGAATGTTCTCGCTCTTCTGTATGCTTGACAGTTCTTTATATGCCTTGAGGAACTGATTCTTATCCTGAAACTTTTTACCACCTATAGCCAATTCAACATCAGCGCGCAAAGCATCACGTGCTGCTGCGATTGATCGACCAATTGACATTGTACGATCCTGCAGTTGCTGGAGAAATGATTTGTTACGTCGTGCCATTAAGGATTGTCCTTTTCAATATAGAACTATCTTGGTTTGCAAATTCCAAAGACCATTCTGGAATGTGCATCGCAATTGCGATGCACATAATACACTTTTCCTTTAGTCTTAGTTATCGTAGCCAGAACGGCCTCATTTGGCCAATCTATCTGTCAACCCTACGTAGTTCAGCAGCCACCTTTTTCATCTGTTCGGGAGATGCTTTACCGTGTGGTTCTGCAGAATCTGCGTCAGCAACGCGCTTATGTTGGTCTTGATAGTGATTTGCCATCGTCATGTGGTGGTGCAATTCTGGATCCGTTTTCTTAAGCGTACCTTTTTTCATATCATTATGGGCTTTATTCAACGCTCTTTCATATTTTGGATCGTGCCACCAATCCTGAGCACGGTTATTAACATCAGCCGTCGCGTGTGTCGCGTGTCGAGAATAGATGATATCTTCAATCTGGCTTTGATGATGATTTGCCTTTTGATTATAATGGGACATAAGACGATTAACGTTATTTTTATGTTGATCTTGTGCTGCTCTTGGGTATGCTTTTGCAGTTGTGTCGGTAATCTCCGTTAACCACTGCTGATATCTTTTGAATAGTTGTGCCATTAGTTTCTCCTATTGTTTTCTACCAAATATTTCTTGATGTACTTAATGCACCATCAAGGAATGTCCTTCTCAGTGAAGATCTTAAACTTTATTTTACGGTCAGCACACCATTCTGCTGCCGCTTTCCATTTAGCTTCATTTACTGCCCATGTCTTGGCTTCATTTAGCATGGTCTTTCTCTTCCGATTATTATTTATCTTAGGTGGTTGACATTGTGCCGCTGGTTTTATTTCAACAAGGTATGTTGTCTTCTGACCATTTGGTCCTTGTACCTGTATCATGAAGTCCGGAAAATATCTATGGAACTTATTATCCACCGGTGACATATATTGAATTACAATTTCCTCGCTGCACCACTTAATAATAGACGGATGCCTATCACAATAATGCATAAACCGTTCTTCAAGACCAGAACGATATATTATATCAGCAGGATTGCCGGCGTATTTCTTTGGGTTACGTGGTTTGAACAAACCCTGTTTACACCGGCCATATCCTGATGCTGCATGTTTAGCCATTAGTCTACAAAATCATCTCTAGTAGTATCGGGACCTCTTATAAGACCTGTTATAGCATCCTGGATAGTGTTTACGGTGCCACTGATACCTGTATTTGGATTTAATACGCTATCAAGGCTATACCAGTTCCATGTATCAAGAGGCGCCGCAGTTGGCTGACCATTATCATCCATATTGAAATTTGACATTCCAGGGTTATCACTATCAACCCAGATTTCAAGCTCAAGCAGACTAATTGCAAGGCTCATGGATTGTGGTGCTTTATCTGACGCATTGTCCATACCACGATAGAAAGAATGACCACCCATGCCATTGAAGGTAACACTCACTTGTTCAATTACACATGGCTTGAACTTCATAAGATAATGAGAGTTTGGTGTGATGAATGGAATGTATATGCGTGGAAATTTCAATAGCAAATATGACTCATCGATTTTTGGTGCTGAACCTTTTTGAAGGCCATAACGAATTTTATTTAATGTCTGTGCTTCTGCTGGATTGTTTGGTGATAGTATCCAGCTCAATTGGTGTCTTTTGAAGCTCGGTTGGTTCATTGAAACAAATCGCACTTCATTTAACAAAACACCTGTTAATTGTTGTACTGCATTACCTGCACCAACGCCAACGAGACCTTTGGCTATTTTCCCGATTGTGGAATCACCTTTCATGCCACCAATCATATTTTGGGCTATTTTCCCTAATGAGGTATCATCATTATAGTTTGTTTTGAAACTATCTTGAAGCTGCGTTGGCAATGGAAGACGATACATTCCCTTGCTTGTGAGTTTACCAAGGTCCATTATATTAGATGAGAGAGAAACGTTTCCTATTGCACTACCAATCGACCAATGCGCCTCGATTAAATTGAAATGCACAGGTGGCAATGGATTTGGAAATATTAACATATTGTTAAAGGCAGCTTGACTCAAACCCCTCATCTTTTGTGATATTGTATCTGCCGGATTGCTAGGTGCACTACGTGATTGTAACAGGTTTGCACCACCCAATCCACCTGCAGATGAATATGATGAATTATTTGTTCTTGCCTGATTTATGAGTCGCTGTCTATTAATAGGCATATGCCAATCTCCATATAAATATATGAAACTATTTATATGGAGTCACAAGATGGCAGAAAACTATTTTGGCAATTTCCCTGCTATTACCTATCCACGAACAAACAATTCATCTGCAAATGTTGTGATTAAAGATATCACACGACGAACTACTGTCACCGCAAACACCGTGGCAGGAACGTCTGCTGTGAACTTCTACCCATATGAGCTTACAGACTCATTGCGTTCTGATCATGTTGCTGAGTTCTATTATAATAATGGTGAACTGGAATGGTTGGTCCAACTAACAAATCAGAATATCGATCCATACTATGGTTGGTATAATGACTATACCACATTCGAAACTGTTATTACCGAGAAGTATGGAACAGAAGCAAATGCAAAGCAGAAGGTGAAATACTACATCAATAATTGGGCAGATGATGACCGTGTACTGACTCCTGAATATCATAACAGTTCATTGCCCGAAGTTGAGAAGAAGTTCTGGAAACCACAGTTTGGTCCTAACTTTGATATTCTGGGCTATGAACGTAAACGTGATGATATTACAATGAACACCAATCAGATTTGGCAGTTCGAAATATCAGCAAATACTGGTGAGCTTCAGGTCGGTGAGATTGTTGATGTGTTTGAGGATGGTTCTGACATTCGTATCGGTTCTGGTGAAGTCACACTAGCAAATAGCACATTCTTTCGTATTCATAACGTGTCTGGTAATCTTACTGCCAATAGCAGTTTGACACTCAACTTTATTGGTAATGATTCTCTGGCTAATTATTCAACAGCCAATTCAGAACAGTATTTCATTAATATTGCAAATAGTGAGTTTGCCTATTACTCACCTGTTTATTTCTATGACTATGAGGAAGAGCAGAACGAAGCACGTAAGGACATCAATCTGATCGGTGATACATATGCTGATCAGTATGTAAATGAGTTTGAGAGACTAATGCTTGCGGACGTTGACATTGAAACAGGATTGGTCGAAAACTAATGGCAGAAAAACATATTCAGCAACCAGGCTCTGTGCAAATTATATCATGCACTATTAATGGCATTGAGTCAGGCTTTGGCAATTATAAGCTTCATGAATTTCGTATATTCGAAGACCATTGTAAGCCATATTTTACTGGCCAGATGGTAATTGAAACAGCACAGAACTTTTATGACTATTTGCTCAAGCCAGCAGTTGATATTACAATAGTATTTCATTGTCCTGTGTCACGTCCATCAAGTTACACAGCCAGAACATATTCACAGAATTTCAGATTGCACTCATATGAGTCACGTCATATACCACAAAAACATGGTCAGAATAAACTGATTCATACACTATCACTTATCACACAAGAATATCACAATGATAAGCATAACACGGTAACAGAGAACCATTCAAATCAAACCGGAACATCTGCTGCAGGAAAGATATACAACAAATATCTGAAGTTCGAAAGAGGCTTGAATATACCTGTGCCCTCGTCTGGTATGATTGGTCAACAAAAACATGCTAACCAGACTATCAATAAAAAACCAATCAAGGCTATTAATGATATTCTGGACGAGTCAGTTTGGCAACAGTGGAAGTCATGTGCACCGACGTTCTTCAAGCGTTCTGATGGTCATATGATTGCCCCACAGGAATATCTGCTGACCAATGGGCCGATGTCAAGATATAGCTTCAAGCAAACTCTTGGCTCTGCCGCAAGAGCAGATCTGATGTTTGATGGTGGCTACAATGAAATCATTACAATCAAACCAATGGCACCTGCTGGTGAAATATCTTCGGGTGTACGAGCGTCAACGGTCGGTGGCTTACAAAATGCTGCCTCACACCTTGATTTATTATCTGGCACAACAGACAACCTACAAAAACAAGTGTCAAAGATAACCAATGCTCTAAAGAAAAATAACTTCTTCAAGGGAAATGCTGGTGCATTCGCTTCGGCAACAGGCCTTTTGAAATCGGCATCAAAAGGACAAACAGGTGCACGTAATTTATTCTCGGTTATTAATCAGACGTTGCGTTCACGAAGCATTCAAAAGACTGGACCGGGTGGATATAACACCGCACAGGAAGCACTTGTCACTGCATTGACATATGCAACAAAATACTGGGTAGTTGTTCCTGGACAAACAGGTAACTGGGTCACACCTGGTAATAGAATTCAAGTATCATATCCGGTTCCAAAGGGCAATGATAAAATACAGGTAAGAACAAAAACACTATATGTCGCACGTCTTATTCATGAAGTCAAACTGTCAGATCCTATGTCAGGTAAGCCGGTTGAATTAGGCGGATCAACAGAACTTTTTTGTGTGGACTGGTAGGAGATACTATGTCAGGTAACGACGATTTATTCAAAGAAGCTTTTGGTGAAGATTGGGAAAACGAATATACTCATACACCAAGAACTGTTCGGCGTACACGTCGCTCTGTGAAAAAAGGTGCGATTGATCGTGGTGCCTTTGAATCAGAATTGCAAAAATCAGAAGTCAAGGAACGCTTATTCCTTCTTACACATGCAGAGGTCGGTGGACAAGGCGCACAGGCTCAACAGGCATTTATGGAAACCGTGATTAATCGTGCCACTGTACTGAAATGGTCTATCAATAAAATAATCAGTGATGCTCAATACTACCAGCCATATAAAGATGGTGCTTATAAGAGGGCACAAAAATCTGTGGGTGATATGGAACGTGCACGATATCAGCGCATTCTTGATCAGGTAATGGCCGGATCAAACGTTTCTAATCTTGCCACCCACAACGCTTCTGGTAGTGTTGCTGAAAAGGTGCTTAATGGTGATTATGACTATCGTTCAGGTACAGCAAAAGAAATTAATGGTGAGCTATTCTATCAAAAGACATTTGAGAAGCACTCACGTATCAAATACCACACAGAAGATATCGATGAAGTCTATGAAGAAACACAACAGATCGATTTCATCTCATGGCTATTCAAACTTCTTGCACTTATTTTTGGTGGTTCAACGACTGACCATGATGATTGGCAAGACGAAGAATATTCAGATGGACCTGCACAAGGTGATAAAACAATACCATGGATGGGTGCAGCAAAGAGATATAAAGGCACTCGTGAGATTAAAGGCAGCAGATCTAACTCAACTATTATGCGTTGGGCACGTAACCTCAGACTAACATCATATACGAACGATGATGTTCCATGGTGCGGTTTGTTTGCTGCTGCCTGTATGAATGACAATAATATCTCAACCAAGGAATTCAATATCCTTGGTGCACGTCAGTGGCTGAAGTTTGGATATAATGTCAAGCCACAATACGGTGCAGTGATGGTATTCTGGCGTGGTTCTAAATCAGGTTGGGCTGGTCACGTTGGCTTCTATGTTTCAGAGGACAATAGCTATTACCACATTCTTGGTGGCAACCAAAGCAATATGGTCAATGTAACCAAGATTAGTAAGAATCGATTCCTTGGTGCCAGGTGGCCCAATGGTTTTGAACCATCTGGTAAGGTTATTCGTAAAAGATTTGATGGCAAGGTAACCACAAACGAAGAATAATTATTGGTTTCCGCACGAATAAGAAAGGCGCATCTCAAATGTTGTCATTTAAACATTTCCTATATGAACAGAAAAAAAGTGAAGCACCAAGAGGTGTGATATTTGATGGAAATAAAGTTTTTGTTGGTAAAGAACATATGGAACCTCTTGTGCTGAGTGATGAGTTGGTTGAAAAAATAAAAGAAATTGGTGATGAATATGGATACTGGTATGAAGGTAGTGGCGGAGATGTGCTAACAACGACTGGATTCAATAATAAGTCAAAGTATGAAGGGTCTTGGGATCATGAATTTGAAAAGACTGTCAAAGGATATCCACCAG